ATATTTCTTGATTTGGACGCATGCCGGGATGCCAGATCCATGGGTCCGCTAACCGGGTTACACAAATTACAACTAGAGTTACACGATCAAATTACCGCCCTCAAAAAAGCGGCCGGCGAAATTGACGAGGATTTAAACCCGGACGAAATGATAATACAATTCGAACAAGCGTTTCTATCGTTGCCTCCACTTGTAAAAGATCAGTTGATAGATCTATTTACCGCGGAGACTTCTAACATTGTATCGATAGGCGAAAAATCATGAGCTTGTCCAAACTAAGCACCTACGCCATGCGCCTCGCAGCCGATGCCGAACGGGACCCGTTAAAGTATTGGCGACCTACCCCGATTCAGCGTCAAGTCTTAGAGGATAAAAACAAGATCGTACTATTTAGGGCCGGGAATCAATTAGGCAAAACCATGACGGGATGTGTAGAGGTCCACAGCCGGGCGACGGGTCGCCACCGGTGGAAACAGATTCCAAAAAAGCCGATCGATATTTGGATAATTGTTCATTCATGGGAACAGTCAAAAGTTATTCAACAGAAATTTTGGGAGATGGCCCAAAAAGACGAATTAACAGACGATACCGAATACATACCCGGAAAAGGATTCAAGGGTAAATATCCGGTAGTGAAGTATAAAAACGGTAGTATTGTATATTTTAAAACCACAGGACAGGGGACTTTAGGCGTCGCGTCGGGCTCGGTTGGTTTCGTATGGATCGATGAGCCCCCGCCGCCTGATTGACCTTTGGGGCGAATTACGGGCAAGGGTTACACGCACCCGGGGCGATATGCTTCTAACGCTAACCCCGATCGGCGCGCCGGTCGATTATTTGAAACAAATGGTCGAAGATAAAATTATCTCGGAACATGTCGGCGTTATGAGTGTCGAAAATTGTTGGCCCGAGGGCTTTAAAACGCCCCTATTATCGCAGGCCGATATCGATGATCTCGCCCGATCTTACCTAAGCCTAGACCGGGAAGCGCGCATGAACGGTTCATGGGACGCTGGAATTCCAGAGGGGCGGATCTTCGACGCCTTTACGGACGAAATGATATCCGATTTGGAGCCGGCCGCCTCGTTTTACGATGACAACGGCCATGAAGTACAAAAGGAATTTCAATGGTCAATCGGGATTGACCATGGGCATGATGTAAGCTCACAAGCGGCGATCCTTTCCTGCATTGACATGACCAACCCGGACGATCCGATCGTTTATATCGTTGATGAGTATATAAGCGACGGCGCGGGGGCAAACAAGCATGCGCGGGGTATTCTGCAAATGCTACGCCGGAATAATTTAGAGGTCGCAGATATAACACGTTGGACGGGCGACCGTCGCCACGGCGGGACCAAAAAAGGCGACGGCCGCATGTCAAATGGCATGCTTATGTCGGGATTTGCTCATGAACTAGGATATCAACGGTCGGGACTCCCTTTTAAAATCCGGACCGCCTACAAACCAAAATGGTCGTTATTATATGGTTGTCAGGTTATACATGAGCGGATGATCAATGGTAAATTTCAAATCTTCCCGGCGTGCAAAATGACAATAAATTCTATGCGTTTATGGGCGCGTAAAAGTAACGGGTTGCTAGATCTGAATTCTCAGCATAAACACAGCATAGACGCCATGCGTTATGGCGTTATGCCAATTATTGATATAAAATACAGGCAGGCCATGCCCTCTAAACTAATTCGCAGATGGTAAAAGGAGATCCCATGAAAACTGAAATGACTTATCCGGAACTACCCACCATGCCAACATGGCCGGATCCCCTCGAAGCGGACCGGGCCGATCATACGGGACTACGACGCCGCATGTTAACGGGTACGTGGTACGCCGATATCTACGACGAATTAGAGCGGCACATATCCGGAGCGCGGCAAGTGGCATGGGGCGATCCTGACATGTCATCGAATATATTCCGGGAAACAACCAAGGCGCTAACAGCTTTATACCAACGCCCGCCGACCGTCGAAAATCCAGAGGCCATGGAGGGTAGCACAAAAGGGTTTTTAGGCAACGACGGGATTTTAGCCCGCGCGGGTTTATGGGCAATAATGAAGCGCGTTCAATTTTTCACAATTGGGTTAAGAGAATGTTTTTTGCGGGTGGATATCTCCGGAGGTAAAATCAGTTATCGAATTGTTACGCCGGACGTCGTAACCGCGCAGGCATCACCACATGATCCGCAGGTCCCGATCATGATAAAAGAAATGCGGTTGCGATATAACGAGCTAACCAAAAAGAAAGAGTGGACGTTAGACCATCTTGATATCTCGGATCCTGAAAATCCGATTTATGAAGTGCTTTTGATTCAGAATCAAAACGGGATCGAAACCTACATGGACGCCACCGATCAATTTTTGGGCGGGTCCATGTCGGGTGCCAATTATCCTTACCGGGACATGGACGGGGTGCCGTTTTTGCCGTACTCGATTTATCATGCGGAATTGACCGGCCAATTGTTCGATCCGTTTTACAACGCGGAATTAGTCAAGGGCAGTCTTTCGGCGACGGTCTTTTATACATATTTTGCCCATATCATGCGGGACTGCGCGCACCCGCAACGCTATATATTTAACGCGCGGTTATCGGGGATATCGAGTACAGACGGCAAGACACCAAACACCGCGCATATTGATTCGGATCCCGCGTCTATTATGGTATTCGAACCGGTCGCGGAGGTTGGCGAGGGGCAAACGCCCGGCCAATTTGGCCAATTTCAGCCCGGGGGCGACGTCGAAAAAACATTAACCGCGGTTACAACCTATGAACGCAGGTTGGCAACGCTGGCAGGTATCAACCCCGCCGACGTGCAAAAGATGAGCGGGGATCCGCGGTCGGGCTATGCCATCGCGATATCTCGTTCATCGCTTCGCGAAGCACAAGCGGAATATACACCGTCGTTTCGGTTGGGCGATCTTGCCACGATCGAAATAACCGCGAAGTTATGTAACCGGTATATAGACACAAAATATCCGGAATCGGGTTACGAAATAAATTACTATGAATTGCCGTTGTCGCCCGAGGAACAAAAAGCAATGCGCGAGGATATAAACAACAAGATCGACCGCGGGTTGATGTCAGCAATTCAGGCGGTCATGGTCATGTATCCGAATTACGACCGGGACGACGCCGAACGGTATTTACGACAGGTCCAATTGGACAATTTAAAATTGCAAATGTAACAAACTAACAGAGGGGTAATTATGCCAAAAATTATAACGCATGAGGGTGCCGAGTACGTTTTAAAATCGGACTACGACGCCGCGAAAACATCCATGGAAAACAGGATAAAACAACTAGCAACACAAAAAAATGAATCCGATTCAAAAACAATCGAGCTACAAAACCGGATCGATCAAATGCAGGGCCAATTGGCAACGGGCGACGCCCTCCAAAACCAGATCGCCAACCTCCAAAACGAGTTAACAAACGCCAACCAACGTTACAACCGCCATGCGATGTTATCCCAGTTGGGAATAAATGACGATTCGGTACGACGTGCGTTTGATTGGCAATATAACGAATTGGGAGACGACAAACCCGCGTTTGATGCATGGGTTAATGGGTTGAAAACAGATCCGACAAACGCCCCGGCAATTCTTCGATCGTACCTGCAACCAAACGAAGCACCCGCCGCCGCCCCGCTACAAAACGACGCCCCTCAACAAATGACAACAAAAGCCCCGCCCCCCTCGAATAACGGGGTTTTATCCGCGCAAAGTAACGGCCTATCGAACCAACAAATTTTGGAACGAGCGAGCATGGATCCGTCGTTTTATCGTGCGAATCGTGAATTGGTCATGTCTCTATACCGTACAGGCCAACGCCCAACCGCGCCCCGGGTACCTGAAAACTAAATTCGTGCTATACTGAATTTGGGATAGTTAAAATTCCGTCTTTATAGAACCGGGTGGAGACTTTAGAGACGGGGTTTTTTTTTGCACGCGGTCGCAAAATATACTATGATAATTTTAAAGCTAAAAAAACGGACGTCTCGACGACGTAAAATATCGATCCGTTTTGGGCTGCAAAATTAGCGGATAAATTCAGGGTCGCCCCCGTAACAGCGCATAAAATCCGACAAAAAGTTTTTTATCCAATGTAAAAAAAGGGAGGCCACCATGGCAATTACTTACAGTAATGCATTTAATTCTGGCGACGGTTTAAGAATGCAACGCATGATCATGCAAGAACTAAATTTAACACTTGCAGATCCAACAAATCTTTTAACATACGAGGGCGTTTTTGAGGTCGGATCTGTAGATGGTTCCGGATCTGATACCCTTAGCGAACCATTTGCGAACATGGGTTACGCTACGCCGTTTAGTTCTACGTCTGACGGTTCCGAGGTATCCGCAACCGATCCGACTTTCTCCAATGTAGATTTTCAGGTTGGACGTTACGCGCTTCGTCATGATGTAACTAGCCTTGCAGAGATGACGGGCGGCATGCTCGATCCGTTTTCAATTGCTCAGTACATGGTACGTTCTGCAATTGCGACCATGTCAAACGTTGTTGCCGGTACGTTTTCCAGCTTTACAACGTCGGTTGGTTCATCCGGTGTAGATCTAACCGTAGATGATATCCTTGACGCAATTTTTGAGCTCGAAGATGAATCAAATACACAATTTGCATGTATTCTGCATAGCGTACAATTTGCCGATTTCAGACAATCATTGAGAAGCGAATCAAATAACGCGTTTGGATTTAACCAAGCAAGTTACGACATGATGCAGGCAAAAGCCCCCGGATTTGCCGGCGAATGGGGCGGGGTTCAATTTTACAAATCGAACCGCGTAACCGAGTCAGCAGGAAACAAGATCGGAGCCATGATCGGTGCAAATGCGATCGGTTATGTTTTGGGTACGCCAACGCAAACCCAACTAAGCGACGGCCGGTTGATTCCCGCCGGAGTACCTGCGATCATTGAATACGATCGCAAACCTGCTTTTGATCTTACTTCCATCATCGGGAATCTGTATTGCGGGGCTGCAATTGCGGAGGATGCACGCGGCGTTAAAATCGTAACCGATGCCTAAATAAAGTTTTGGGGGTAGGGGTTTTACGCCCCTCTGTTAGTCCCTATCCCCTCTCTTTATAGAGAGGGGGTGAAACTAACAACACAACAAATCATAATAACAGAGGGACAAAAAATTATGAGCTTCACGAGAAAAACATATCAGGGCCAACGAGCCAACACCGGCGGCGATAGACTACCAATTAAAACGACTAACGATCCGTTTTATTTGGTTCATTCACCACTAGCATGGGATTTACTGAAAACGTCGAAAGGTTGGGAAATTTTACCACAAATTCACAGCCTACCACGAACGGCGGGCATGAATGGCATGGGGATGACGCCCGGCGGCGGTGTAGATGATTTTCGTACGCTCCAAAAATTACGCGTCGAACAAGGTTTTACGATTCTAGAAATGGACTATGACGGCGGGTATTTGATCGAATGGAAAAACCAATTCGGGCAACCGTACTACACCGACATGTGGACAACGCCAAAACAGATCGGCGGCAAAATCCGTTGGGTTACAGATGATGAGGGGCTAAACGATTTTAAACGGGACCTTGTAAAAAATGGAGTTGTGCCGGCCCCGGATGAATACGTAATTGATAAGTTAAAAGAATCATTACAGCGCAGAATAGACAAACGCGTGAAAGATGCGCTTGTAAATCCGGATATCAAAAAACAAAAAGAAGAATTTGAGACGATGCTTTTAGAGGTCGATCGGGCCTATGATAAATTGTTAAACCCCGGTAAATCAAAAAAGAAAGGGGCGTAAAATGGATAACAACAAGATCGATTCAATAACCAAAAGATTCATAGAATCAAACAGGAAAGCAGGTCACCATGTACCGCCTCAAAAAGTACGGGATGCGGTGGTAAAACATGCGATCCGACGTGATAGACAAAACAAAAACTAACAATATAGACAGGTGAAGAAATGCAATTTTCAGGAAAACCTTTTTTTCAAATCCCCCGCCCAATTCGCAGAAAAGGGCATTTAAATATCGAAACGCTGGCAGGAAACAAAACCCTCGTTCATAAAGATTCTTATTTTCAGGTGTTAGATCCGAATGGTTCCGATCGTGATGTGGTACTACCTGCCGAACTTGACGGCCTTGCGTATCAC